CGTCTTGTCCGCCCCCGTAATATTCCGGACACCAAAGAGAATAAAGAATTTTACGAAACGCTCACGGATATCTTTACGGATATTCTCGATGCCCCGGAAACAGGGACCATGACTGCCTTGCAAGAGTATATGCTCGACCAGGGAGCCTTTGGGATTTCTGGCGTCCAAGTTAAAAAGACTGGGGATCTGACGGATCCGCTTCGGGTGTCCGCCGTAAATGTGAAATATTTTCTAATCGACGAGGACAAAGACGGATTTGTTGATACGGTGTTTTTGGAGAATGAATGGACAGCGAAGCAGATCGTTGACGAATATGGATACGAGGCGGTATCCCAGCGAGTTAAAGAGGCGTACGATAAATTTGATACGGCCACGAAATTTAAAATCGTGCAGTTGATTGAACCCCGTAAGAACGCCCCGATGTTGCCGAAGAAAAACAAAGAATACCCGTATGCCTCTTTGCATTTTGAATACGTTTCAAATAAGATTTTGCGGGAGAGCGGATATTTGCAGATGCCGATTATTATCTCCCGATTCTTGAAAGCGTTGGGGGAGAAACAAGGCCGGTCGCCGGCGATGTTCGCCATGCCAGCTATCCTGCGTTTAAACGTGGTTTGGGAATTGTTGATGCGCGCGGGCGAGAAGAAATTGGACCCACCTTTGTATCTTCTGGATAACGGGACGTTGGGCAGCGATACGATCGATACTTCACCGCGGGCTATAAATGTTTTTAGCGTTTCCGGTTTGGGTGAGAAAGCGCCGGTCGGGCAACTTTATGACGTTGGTATGTTGCAGGATATTTACCCGATCGCGGAGACTCTGGTTAATGATATCACGAAAGCGTTTTATGTTGACCGGTTGATGGATTTGAATAACGAAACCCGCATGACGCTGGGCGAAACTCAGATCAGAGACCGGATTCGGGGGGAAGGATTAAGTTCGGTATTCAAGCGTCAGGAGTCGGAATTTTTTAGCCGGTTTGTCAGTACGGTATTTAATATGCTTTTAGAAGAGGGATTGTTGGGTGTGGTGCGCGGGAGCGAATCGGAGCGTAAGATTTTATCCGCCGGGTTAGTTCCGCTTTACATCCCGGCGGATATTGTTCGGGCGATGCAAAAAGGACAACGGGCTTATACGATCAAGTATGTTTCGCCGGCCAGTCGAATAATGCGGACTGAGGAGATGCAGGGATTAACTCAGTCGCTAGATGTGGCTCTGGCTGCGGCCCAGGGATTTCCGGAAATGCTGGATAATTACGACCCAGATAAGATGGTGAAAAAACTTAACGAGCTTTCTGGTGTTGATGAAGAAATATTACGAGATACTGAAACGATAAAAGCCATACGAGAGTCAAGAGCGAAGATGCAGCAAGAAGCCGTACAGGCCCAGCAGATGCAAATTGGGGCCGATGTTGGCATGAAAGTTGCACAGGCTCAGAGTATGAGACAGGGAGCAATTAGTGGCCGACCAAGAGGATAGGCAAGCAGTTAAGAAAGTAAATCCCGTTATAGAGGCGATAAATACGATCGCGGAAACGGAAGCGGGCGTTGTCTTTTTTACTTGGCTAAAGAACCGTTGTTTTTTCCAGACAAGTACGGTTGTTGGCGACCCGCAGTCGCATGAAATAAATGTGTACGGAACGCTTTATAATGAAGCGGCCCGTAGACTTTATTTAGATATAAGACGTGATATGAGACCAAAGCTAAGAGAAAAAATTGAACAATAGGGGGCCGTATGTTTCGTATTCTTCGTGATCCAGATCCTGCCGTTGGGGCTAGTGGTTCAGTAACCGTTCCAGTCACCACGACTACTCCTCCGCCCGCGTATATTCCTCCGGATATAAAAATGGCCGAGGCTATTCCTCCGGAATTTCGCGACAAGCCTTTTTTCAAGGAAAAAACTTTTGTTGACATCATTAAAGAACACGTCAATTTACAAACTCTTCTTGGTCAACGTCCCGCGGGTATTCCGGCGGAGACGGCTTCTGATGGGGAGTGGGAGAAATTTATTGGGGCTATAAAACCCAAATCAGCCGACGAGTACGTTTTTCCAGAAACCGAATTTTCCAAAACCCACCAGCGTAGTCCGGAATACGAAAAGTCGGTTCGGGAAATTATGGCGGAAGCCGGAATTCCAAAACGTCAATTTCCGAAAGTCGTCGAAGGGATTGAGAAGTTTTTATCTCAAGCGGCGACGGCGCAGGCTGGAAAGTCCGAGGAACAGATTAAAGCTCGTGAGGCGGAGTTTGAGGGTTTGTTGGATAAGACGTACGCCGGAGAAAAACAGGCTGTTATCGATCGCACGAAGAAATTAATGAGTGAGGCGGTTGATCCGGCGCTGAAAGAAAGAGTTGCCGGGGTTCTAAAAGATGTATCGAACGAGACGTTATTCGTTCTTACTGCGGTGTTGGACGGGGTGTATAAAAAACATATTGCCGAGGATAATCCTCCCGGGGATGTGGCTAATGTCGGCGGAGATGCAGTCTCTTGGCAGACGGAAGCAGAGGCTATTATGAAGAGCGATGCGTATAAAGATTTCCGTCAGCCGGGGCATGAAGCGGCACGTCAAAGAGTTCAGGAGTTATTTAAGAAAGTTGCGCAAGTACGAAAATAATAAAATTTATTTGACAACGGTTCTTTTTTAGTTTCTAATGAGAATGAGAGCGGGGAGTGCCGAAAGGCATCCGTGGTCGAGCCTACCTATGGCGACACGTCCGGGGAGTCCCGGGGAGCGTACTTGATTGGCACCCAAGTTAAATTTTATAGGAGGCAAATATGGCCGCACAAATCGAAACCGCCCAAGTAATCCAATTTTCTTCGGCAGTTCATTTGGCCGCGCAGCAGATGAAAGCGAGATTCGCTCCGCTGTTTCCGGTCAAGCAGTTAACCGGTAAGTCGTTTGCGTACGACGGTATCGGTTCGATCGAGGCCCAGGAGTTACAGGGTCGCTTCAATCGCGTTACTTTTTCCGACCTGAAAGTTGTCCGTCGGAAAATTGGTCGTCGGAGATTTTCTTTGACCCTTCCGTTTGATGCTGACGACGCATCGAAAGTTTTGATCAATCAAGAAAGCGAATACGCTCAAGCCTGTTCGATGGCGATGGCGCGTGTTTATGACCGCATCGGTGTTGAAGCCGCGTTAGCGACCGTTTACACCGGTGAGGATATGGACACTTCCGTTACGTTTACCAATGACGGTGGCCAGACAGTTGTGGCTACCGGCGGGTTGACGTATGAGAAATTGCTTGAGATCATCCAGAATTTCATCGATAAGGATGTCGGTAACGACATGGTAGAGAGTTTTATTTTCTGCGTCTCCGGCGATGAAGTTACCGCGTTGATGAAAGAAGTCGAATTGACTTCCGGGGATTACGATCGAGATTACAATATTGAGAACGGCTCAATTCAGCGTGCTTGCGGGTTGAAGTTGATTAAGTTCGCCGCGAGTGCGACCCAGCCGGTTCTCGATGTTACTTCGGGTGTTCGGAGCTGTATCGCGATGAGTACCCGCGGTCTCTGCTACGCGATGCCGAAGCAGTTTGAGATCACGGTCCAGGAGCGTACGGATTTGATTCAGACCAAACAAGTTCAGGTTAATTGGACTCTCGGTGCTGTTCGTACCGAAGGCGTCCTCGTTCAGAAAGTTACAACCACCGACTAATCCTCGGGTTAAAACCATAAGGAGCTTAATATGGCAGATGCTTTTGTTGATACCGCGAGGGCGGCGGGTAAACCTGCCCGGGCGCATGAGTCGAGTGGAGTAAACCTTCGATTCCGTTCGATCACGTTTGAGATTGCGGCTACCGCGGCGGCCGGCGATGTAAATCGCTTGTTCACCGTAGGGGCCCACGAAATTCCCGTTGAGTGTATCATCATGTGTGATGCGCTTACTGGTGCTTCGGACATTGATCTCGGATTTTATCGTCCAAATGGCGGAGCCGTTGTTGATAAAGACGCGCTTATGGACGGCGGGGATATTTCGGCCGGCAAAGCGTTCAGCAATCGTTTTGATGGTTTAGGCGCCCTTGGAGTTGAAGAGCGCGGTGTTAAGTCCATGTATGAAATCGCGAATGATGTGGCGACGACCGATGTTATTGGTCATCTCCCGAACGATTCTTATGATGTGGCTTTGACACAAAATTCAGAGATTTCCGGGGCCGGTACGGTTACGGTTCTTCTCTGGACGATCGACGAGCAATAAGCAGTTTGATTTGCGCTAAATAAGGGCGCACGCGAGTATTCCGCTTGCGTGTGCCCTTTTATTTTGGAGGTCTTATGGCACGTCCTACCAGTGATGTTGGTATCTGCAACATGGCCTTGGATTTAATTAAGGAACCGGCCATTACAATCATATCCACCCCGGTTACTCAGACAGAAGCCCTATGTGCTCGTTGGTATGACATTGTTCGTCAATCGGTATTATCCGCGTATAATTGGAATTTTGCTCTTTTGAGCGCCGCCATTTCTCGGGCGGGTACTCCCTCAGTATCCAATTATACGGATTACTATATGCTCCCCAACAACTATCTTCGTTTGCGCGCGATTATCGACCCCTCGATTCCATTGAGCCAAAGAGAATACGAGATTCAGGGTAACACTCTTTTGTACAATAACGACGAGGAAGACACGCTCGATATTTGGTATACCAAAGACGAGACGACCGTGACTGTTTATCCGGCGCTTTTTATTAAGTTGTTGACCGAAGAGTTGGCTTTAGTGCTGGGGAAAAAGTTGACGGCCAGACCAAGTATTTTACAAGATATTCGTACGGATCGTGAAGAGAGTCGTCGATTAGCGCGTGCTGCGGATGGCCAGATGCGTCCGCCTCGTCGATATGAGAGCAGCAAAATCGTAAACGCGGGATTGAATCCGGCTGCTTTTCGAACCGTAGCCGGGGCCTATGAATTCACCGAGGGGATGGAGGATTAATGTTCGAGCAGTATATTTCCAACTTTTCGGGTGGTGAGGTGTCGGAAGAGGTTTTTGGCCGATTCGATTCGGAGCTGTATAAAAATGCGCTGAGACGCTGCGAGAATTTTCTCTCTTTGATCCAGGGGCCCGCACAATATCGTGCGGGTTTTCCTTATGTCCACTCGACTCGATTACAGCAAGCGGCGCGTATTGAGCGATTTAAGTACAACGACGAGCAGACGTACATTTTAGAGTTCACAACGGGGAAATTGCGTATTTATGAAGACGCCGCTCTGACTCTTAACAGTACAGCCAAGGACATCTCCGGAATTACTCAGGACAGTCCGGGAATTGTTACGTGTACGGGCCATGGGTTTTCAACGAACGACGAGATTTATGTTGAGGGTATTGTCGGCATGACCGAGCTGAATGGCCGGTTCTTTCGAGTTGTTAAAGTAAACGACAATTCTTTCTCCCTCAAAGATTTGTTTGGGACGGCGATTGATACAACAAGTTTGACGGCGTATGGTTCCGCGGGTACGGCAACGATTGTTTATGAGTTGACTTCGCCGTATACTACGACCGAGTTAGATAGCTTTCAGTTTGATCAGGAAGGAAATGTCATGTACACGGTGCATCGGAGTTTCGCGCCGTATAAACTGACACGTGTTAGTTCGACTTCCTGGACGTTTACTACGTATGCGCGAACGGCGGATCCGTTTACGGGCGCGGGAGCGTATCCTGGCGCGGTGTGTTTTTACGAGGGCCGTTTGCTTTTTGCGAGTTCTACGAATAATCCAGATAGGATTTGGGCCAGCCGTGGTCCTGATTCAACGGGGGCTACGCGGTATGACGATTTCACGACCGGTTCGGATGCGGATCACGCAATCATAACCGCCGCGGCCACCGGGTCGGGCGACATTGCTTATGTGCAGTGGATGGTGGGGCTGCAAAAATTTATCGTTATTGGAACGGATGGTGGGGTCTTAGGCCTAGATGGCGGCGGAGATGCGGCCATTACTCCCACAAATATTCGTATTCGGCCTATCGATCCTGTCGGGGTTCAAGGTATTATGCCGGTTATTAGCGGGCAATCCATTTTCTATATGCAGAAAGGCAGCCGGACTCTTCGTAGTTTTGATTATGATTTGGAACTGGATAATTACAAATCCACGGACCGGCAGTTTCTTTCTCCTCATTTGACCGTCGGGGGTATTAAGCAGTTAGCGATTCAGAGATGGAAAACTGAATTACTTTGGGCGGTAAGAAATGATGGTGTGCTTTTATGTTTGACGGTTAAACCGAAGGAGGATGTTTCTGGATGGCATCGTCATTCGTTAGGTGGAAGTGGTAAAGTTTTAAGTGTGGCTGTTGAGTCCCAAGTTAACGGCTATGACCGTTTGTATGCGGTGGTTGAGCGCACGATTAATTCTGTCACCACGCGGTACATCGAATATATGGAGGAGCCCTTTGAGGGAGTTCGTCGGGACGACTATTTTACGGGTGTCGAAGCTACCGACGAGGCCGCGTACGAGGCGGCTCTTTTTTCCGCGCAACAAGATTGTGTGTATCTCGATTCAGCCCTAACTTATGATGGAATCGCGACGGATACAATCACGGGACTATACCATTTGGAAGGCGAGACAGTTCAGGTTGTTGCCGACGGGGCAAAGCATAACGACGTTACGGTAACGGACGGAACGATCACGTTGGATTGGGAAGCGGAGGTCGTTCACGTAGGGTATAAATATCGGGGTATTGTCAACCCGCTAAATCTCGTTGTCGTCGGGGCGTTACAGAATTCGATTTCGTTTGGGAAGAATGTTAGCGCGGTGGCTTTGGTGGTGGCTAACACGATCGGGGTTAAATATGGGACAGATTTGTATAACCTCCATGAGATCCCGGCGTCAGTTGAGGGTATGGATACTGATTCCGCGCCTCCTCCGGTAACGGGGACGATTCCTTTACCCCTAGACGATTCCTGGGCGACGGATAAGAGTATTTATTACGTGCAGGATGATCCGTATCCGTGCATGATAAATGCGATGAATATAACGATTGAGGTAGGGGAGAAATAATATGCAAGTATCTTCTGCATTGTTATTGGCGGCTACGGCCGCGGCCGGCGCAGGGCAAATATATTCCGGCATTTCTGCTAACGCGGCTGCGAGCGAGAAAGCGGGACTGCAAGAAGAGCAGGCTCGAATTGCGTTGTCGGAATCTGAACGTGAGGCTACGCAAAAAGCCGATGAGCGCAGGAAGTTTTTAGCCCAGCAGAGAATGGCCTATTTAGCCAGCGGAGTTTCTTTAGCCGGAACGCCGGGGATTGTGCAGGGCGATACGTTCAATGAATTTCAGCAGGAGATTGATGCCATTCGAAAGTCGGGAGTTGCACAATATGGCCTTCAATTACGGGAGGCGGCGGGCACACGGTCTTCTGGCCGAGCTAGTCTAATTTCGGGGATTTTTTCCGGGGTTGGGACATTGGGGTCAGGATTAAGTAAGTCGGGGATTTTTGATAAAAAGACGTCTACTACGACGAAGGAAAAGTAATGCCTAAAATTCCTACGTATACGGCTGGTAAATTAGCGTCCGAGCAAGTCGGCGTCCCCTCTGCGGATCAGAGCGGCGTTATTGTCGGCCAGGCTGTTGCCAACTTAGGGGCCAAGATTTTTGAGATTGGACTTGAACAAAAGCAGAAGCAAGACGCTTTGGATACCTCGTTAGCAAAGTCTCAATATTCTGTTGACATGGCTCATAGGGAGTCGGATATTTTATCGACGCCGGGTTTAAAATCGGAGGATGTGGAGCGTCGATATCTGGAAGAATCTCAGAAGGTACGGGAAAATATTCTTGCTCGGTATCCGGACGGAGGAACTCGTCAAAAAATTGACCAAGAGTTGCAGTTGGAACAGAACCAATACCAAGTTCGCGCGATTGGGCAGCGATTGAAATTAAAAGGGGCCGAGGAGCTGAATGATGTGTTTACGACGCTTGAAGGCGTTGTCCAAGCCCCCTTTGATCCTACGGCATATAATAAGCAGGTGGGGGAACTAAAGGATATTAAGCAGAAGTTAATTGATCGTGGATACGATGTATTAAGTGCCTCTCGGCTTATCGATAACTCGTTGGATAATAAAGCACAATACGCGATTGACGATGCTATTGATAACGGGCGGGAGGCCGAGATTTATACGGCTTTTAATTCCGGGGTTTTTGATTCGATTACGGGGAAGAAAAAAGCGCAGCTAGGACAGCAGATAAATGAGGCTTTGGCTACGAGAGAGTATCGGGCTGGATTAAAGACACAGGCTAAAGTTTTGGCACAGTCTGTTGAGATGGCGGGGCAGTTTGGGTCCTTAGATATTAAGGGTATGACTCATCAGCTTTCACAATTTGAATTTGAGTTAGACGAGGGGATTCGGAATAAAAGTCTCTCCCCCGAACAAGTCACGACATTAACCAAGAATATTAATTATCTTGAGGCGATGCGTAAGTCTAAATTGAATATGGCCTACGTAGGCGCGTATGATGATCCGAACAAAAAGGCTGAAATATTATCCAAAATAGCCACGACAATTAAAAATACTGGACGTTCTGCGGTTCGTCAGCCAGGTGTTACGATGGACGAATTGCTAGAAGTTCGCGATGATTTGTTAAAGGCTTTTGTTGATGAGGGTCGGATTTCTCGACGGACTTTTGAGGAGTATAATTCCAGCGTTCTTGCGGCAGTTTCTAAAGGTTTTATAGAGGGGGTTTTTGCCGGGAAAGCACAAGACCTTTGGCGCGGTCCTGCGGGGGTTCGTAAAGGTTTTGAGTCCGACGACCAGAAGAATGTAATGGAGTTGTTTAAGGCGGCCAAGCGGGTTAATGGTGAGTATGACCCGATTACTATGCAAGCAATTTTTGATGAGTATTTGACGGATAAACGGCAGACACAAGCACCGTTGACGATTACTCCCGAGTTGGCGCGGGATTATGCCCGGCGGGGGTGGTTGTCTCGTAATGGGTATGGGACGGATTTTAAAGTAGGGGATACTATTCAGATGAAGAATGGTAATTGGAAGATTTCGTCGGTGGGGGATTTAGGGGTTCCAACTTTTGAAGTTCCCGATGAGGTATTGCAGAAGATTAACCAGATAAAATTAGAGAAATCAAATGCCGGAAGTAACCGCTGAAGATCTACAACTTTTAGACACCCCAGTTGCGTATAACCCTAATACGTTAGACGCGGATGAGGCTAAACTTCTCGCGCCCGTAACGGTCGAGAATACTGACGCGCCGCAGTCTTTTTGGGAACGCCGTGGCGGGGACATTATGAATTTGGGGGCCAGCTCGGTGCGTCCGGTTGGA